GTCGTCGCACGCACCGTGATGTTCGAGCTGTATGCAGGCACCACGGATCTCGTCGATCCTGGTGTCGGCGGCATCGATGCCAGCGGCAATCCCGAGACCGATGGCCTGCTGTGCAATGTGCTCGGCGATCGACTGCGGCTGGTGGCGATCGTCACCGGCAGTTACCTCAACACGGTTCTGTCCGCGCGCGTGCTGCCGAAATGAACGCTGACGGCGTCATGCGCGCACTCACCACGCAGGGTGAGATCGTCACTGTCAAACGGCTGACCGGCACGCGCCAGGTCGCGTTCAGTGTCGACTGCCTCGCGTTCGTGGAGATCGGCGTCGAATCGGTCCTGGTCGGCTCGGTGCAGCAGACCGCTGACAAGATCACGCTGACCGATCGCGAGATGAACGAAAAGCAGTGGCCGAAGCCACCGCGCCAGGGCGACCAGATCGTGTTCAGCGACGGCACCACACGCACGATGCAGGGTCGCGCGGACGTAAGACGTGTCGCCGAGGATCTCGTCTACTTCATCAAGACGCTCGGCGGCTGATGCGATGTCGCCCGAAGTGTTCGACGACTGCATGCCCCGCATCCAGGCGGTGGCCACGCAGTTGGGCATCACGCTGGAGATGCCGAACGAAATTGCCGGGCCGCGACCATCACCACCGCAGACATGGGTCGATGTCGAGGTTGCTGCGCAGTCCGCCGGTCCGATGCAGATCGGCTACGACGCGTGGAACGAAGAAGGCCAGATCTTCATTCACGTAATGGTGCCGATCGGCACCGGCATGCGCGACGCCCTGGTGCAGCGCAAAGCGTTCTCCACCGCATTTCGCGGCATCAACGTCACCACACCTGACGGGCTCTCCTACAGCGACGATCAGTCGATGGATCCGCTCGGCCCTGGCGGAGACGACGGCGTGTACCGGCGCCTGACGCTGATCGTTCGCTACCTCTGGCAGGACCGCCTGACCGCACCCCCGCCCTACTGAGCGAAAGGAACGCAGCTGTGCCGCAATTCCACATCGTTGAAGAGATGCCGACCAACTCTGGGATCTTTGAAGAGACCACCCCAGCCGAGGTCATCGCCGACGACGTCGAGAAGGCCAAGCTGCGCTGCATCGATCTCAGCCAGGACGGCAATCGATACGGCGTCTGGGTCGAATCCCCCTGAGAGCAAGGAAACCGTCCATGGAAGAGTTTCATATCCTGGTTGAATCGGCCACGCCCGGTAGTTTCGTCGAGACCGGTGAGATCATCAGCAGCAACGCAACCGACGCCATGGATCGCTGCGTCGAACTCGCAGTGGACGGCAAGAAGTACGGCTTCTGGGTTTACGAGAGTGTCGTTGCCAAGAACCTGCTGCAGCCCGCAGGCGCGGACCCCAATGCACCGCCCCTGCCGACCGCCCCGCCGGTCAATGTCGATGTTCCATACGTCTCGCAAAACGGCGCGGTGCTGAGCTGCACGCTGGGCAACTGGGACGGCTCGCCCACGTCCTATCTCTATCTGTGGCAGCTCGACGGGACACCCGTTGGCACCGCGGACACCTATCCCGTGCAGCCGGCCGACGTTGGCAAAAGCGCGACCTGCACTGTCAGCGCCACCAACGATGCGGGCACGACCTCAGCGCCGGTGTCGAACGCCATCGTCGTCACCTGAGAGCAGCGACCGCGCGTCGCGCGCACTGAAATCTAAACACAGGAGAGAGCCATGCCCGCGACCGCCGGATATCAAGCTGGCGTCGAAGCCAACCAAACGCGAATCTCGTACGCCGTCGAAGCAACCTGGGGTGTCGCCCCGGCCGTCGCCTTCAAAGCGATCCGGTATATGAGCGACACGTTGGCGGAGACGAAAACCCGCCAGCGACCGAGTGAAATCAACATCACGAGGGAAGCCACGCAAGCGGTCACCACGCAGCAGACCGCAGGCGGCACGATCAACTATGCGCTGTCCTATCAGACCTTCGATGACTTCTTCTCGGTGGTGCTGCAGCGCGACTGGCAGGCGTTCCAGACCATCAACGGCATCGCCGGCGACATCACGCTCACCAACACGGGTGGCGTGGTCGTGCTGTCGTCGACGCTCGCCACCAAGTTCGCGACCCTGGCGCAGGGAACGTGGATCAAACTCTATGGATTTACCAACACGCTCAACAACGGCTGGTGGTTCATCAAACTCCACACCGACGACTCGCATCTCACGCTCGAGGGCACCAACCGGGCCGCGGTGATCACCGAAACACCAGCTGGTACCGCGGCGCATGTGCGCGGCTCGACGATCAGCAACGGCACCACGTTCAAGTCGCTGTTCATGCAGCAGATGCTGTCGTCGACAATGTTCCTCGTCTATCCGGGCACCTACATCTCGCGCATGACGATCTCCGGTGGGATCGGCAACTTCTTCACCGGCGCGATCGATATCATCGCCAAAGATGAGGATGGGATCACGGTCGACAGTTCGACCGGCGCCGTCATCGCCGCGCCTACCACCATCGTCCTGGACCCGGTCAATGGGTTCGTCGGCGCATTCTGGAACGGTGCGCCAATGGTGGGCACGCTCGACCAGATGGCGATCACGCTGGAGAACACCGCAGCAGCGCCCGAATACGGTCTCGGCAATCAGCTCTCGGTCGGCATCCTCAGCGGAACATTCAGCGCGAACGGCACGTTCCGGATGTACTTCAACGACTTCACCAACTATAACATGATGCAGGCCGAGCAGACTGGCACCCTCTCCTTCATTCTGAAGGGCTCTACTGGAAACTCCTACGCCTTCACCTTCGTCAATGCTTTCATGATGGTGAAGATGAATGCGGGCGGGCCAGGGCAAGCGGTCTATGCCGACATCACGGTCGAAGGGAACCCCGGCCCGAACGGCGGCACGTTCATCATCGACCGCTTGGCCAATACCTAAAAGCGAGGAGACGCAGCAATGCCCGCGACTGCAGGATATCAGGCTGGCGTTGAGGCCAACCAAACGCAGCTCTCGTACGGCAATGAGGTTACCTGGGGCGCGCGACCGCTCGTGCAGTTTCAGGCGATCCGCTACACGGGCGATACGTTGGCGCTCACCAAGACGAGGCAGCGACCGAGCGAGATCAACATCACACGAGAAGTCTCGGGCGCCGTCACCACGCAACAACAGGCCGGCGGCACGATCAACTATGCGCTGAGCTTCGGCACCTACGACGATTTCTTCGCCTCGCTCTGCCAGGACGACTGGTCGCCGCCGCTGAACATCGCCAGCATCGGCACCGACATCACCATGACGTCGACCGGCAACACGACCCAATCGCTGTCGTCCACCCTGACGACCAAGTTCCAGAACGTCACGGTCGGTCAGTATATACGGGTGTCCGGTTTCACGACGATCACGCAATACAATACTTGGTGGCGGGTGCTGACGAAGACGGATAACTCGCACATCACCGTCACCGGCAATGCGGTCCTCGTCGCGACCGAAACCTCGGCTGGGGCCAACGTCCTGATCACCGGCTCGTCGCTCAACAACGCCACGACCTTCAAAAGCCTGTTCATCCAGCAGAAGTTTTCCTCGACCCGGTTCCTCCGCTATGGCGGCGCCTACGTGACACGCATCACGCTTGGCGGCGCCGTTGGAAACTTCTTCTCGGGTGCCATCGACGTCGTTGCGCAGACGGAAATCGCCGCCGCGGTCGAAGCCTCAACCGGTGCCACGCTGCCAGCGCCGTCAGGCACGGTGTTCGATCCCGTCGCCGGCTTCATCAGGATGAACTACAACGTCGGCACCGTCGCCGGGCTCATCGATCAGCTGTCGCTGACGCTGGAGAACACTGGTGCCGCGCCCGAGTTCAGCATGGGCGGCAGCGCCGGCGCCGACGGCATGCTTGGCGGCACGTTCACCGGCTCGGGTGCGTTCCGCCTCTATTGCAAGGATTTCACGCTCTACAACCAGTTCCAGTCGGAGCTGTCCGCCGACCTGCAGATCTATCTGCAGGACGCGCAAAAGAACTCCTACGTCATCTCGTTCCAGCAGGTGTCGCTGTTCTGCAAGATCAACGCCACCGGCCCCGGCACGGCCGTCATGGTCGACGTGACATTTGAGGCCAACCCGGATCCCACGAACAACGGCACGTTCCAGATGGACCGCCACCCGCCACCGAACTGAGCAATTCAGAGATCGGCGTCTGATCGGACGCTGATGGCGCGCGCGAGGTTTCCTCCCCCGTGCGTCGGCGCGTGACCGTTGCCGTCCGGGCTGTGGTCACGCGCCACCCTTCCAACCGGACAGGAAGACACAGCAACAATGGCAAACTTGAAAGAGTTCCAATCGGACATCCGTGCGATCAATGATGGCATATGGGTGCGCGTCAACGAAGCCTACGGCGATCTCGAGATCCAGGTGAGAGGCTTCACCGATCAGTTCCATGATGCACGCACCGCCCGCCAGATAGCTGCAGCGGAAGGCTATGGCGGCGACGAAAAGCGGATACCCAACGACGTCCAGCGACGCATCAACGCATCGCTGATGCAAGACTTCCTCATCATCGGCGTGCGCAACCTCGACAATGGCGACGGTCAACCGGTGACGATCGAGCAGTTCCACGAGCTGCTGTTCCAACCCGACTACGGTCGCCTGTCGCGCATGGTGTGGGACGCTGCAGGCCGCGTCTCCGCACGCTCGATGGCGCAGGTCGAGGCCGCAGCAAAAAACTCACCGACGGACTCCGCCTCGAGTTGAACTACGGCAACCTCCGATCGCGTCTCATGGCGCGTCGGAAGCAGCAGATCGCTGCGGGCGAGCGCCCCGATATGTCCGAGACGGACATGCCGCCGGCGCCGTGGATCGAACCCGAGTTCCTGTGGATCTGGCGCGCTTGGCATCGGCTGCACCCTGATCGTCCGCAGTATGGCGGCGGCATGGGCCCGACGGTGCCGGGCGACATCCCATGGACTGTCGTGCGCCAGTGGGCGGAATTCCATGATCTGACACGCGGAGAATTCGACATGCTCGACCGCGTGCTTCAGCGCATGGATGGCGAATATCGGGAGTGGTGGATCTCACGCCACCCGCCTGAGTCGACGGCGCCGCGACGGCGGGAGATCCGCTGATGCGGTCGGTGATCGGCGCAGACCTCGGAGCGAATCTACGCACTGTCGTCCGCAAGATGCTCGACAAGCAGGTGCAGTCACCCGATGCGCGTGCGCGCGTTAAGAAGCATCTGCAGCTGCGCATCGAGGAGATGGAGCAGAGCGGCGTCACGCCGGTGTTCCGGCAATTCGTCAACGGCGTCGAGACCAACGACCTCTCGAAAATCACCTTCCGCGGTAGCACCATCGAGCTGAAGTTCGATCGGCTCGATGGTGTCGCGCGGGCGATCCTGGCGTATGCCAAGGAGATCAGCCCGAACCCCGGTGGCCCGTACTCCCAGGCGTGGTTCTTGGCAGTGAACGGTGTGCCGGTCACCGACCTCTCCCAACACATCCCCCACGACGCGACGGTCATCCTGACCAACTTCGCGCCGTTCGCCCGTCGCCTCGAGGAACGAGGGCGCACCGGGCGCAGCGGCAGGCTGTCAGGATACGCGCGTCCGGAGCTCGTGGTGACCGAGCGCACCCGGCTTTGGGCCCGCAAGCAGTTCCCCAGCGTCAACATCGATCGGCTGTTCGTCGCCATCCCAGGCGGCGGCGGCACCGCGCGCGGCTGGCAGGTGCCGTACGTCCTGAAGACCGGGCCACACCGCGGTGAGCCGATCCTCTACCCCGCCATCCGGCTGACGGAACGCTGAGATGGCCAACGAAGAACAACTCCGCGACGACTACACGCTCAACCTCCAGGCCGAGGACAACACGAGCGCGCCGGTCGATAAGGCGGCCGCGTCGCTCGATGGTTACGTCAAATCGGCTGAGAGCGCGGCTGCGGCGGTCACTGGGCTGGGTGGCACGGTCAAGACGGCCGCTGACCAGATCACTGCGGCCGGCGCCGCCTGGGACCGCGTAGCGCGGCGCAATGACGATGTCACCGCCGCTGCCTACCGGCTGAAGAGCGCGCAGGAGGAGCTCACCCGCGTCCAGGCCCTGGCCGCCAGGGCGCTGGAGGCAGGCGGCGCCGACCAGGACGTCGTCAACCGTGTACTGGCGCAGCAGACCGAGAAGGTGCGGCAGCTGACTGCTGCGCTGATCGAGGTGCGCGCTGCGACCGAAGGTGCCGCCGAGGCGGCGGCGCTGTGGGAGACCAGGATCGAGCAGGGCGACGAGCTCCTCACCGGGCTGTCGGCGTCCGCAGCTGCTACCGCGGCCGCTTTCACCAAGGGATCCGCCGAGGCCGCCGTCTATGGCCAGTCGCTCGCCTCGCTGCGCGCGCAATTCGACAGCGTGTTCAAGGTCTCCCAGGCCTACGAAGCGGAGCTGGCGACGCTCAACAAGGCGTTCGCCACCGGCGCGATCGAGGGGCCGGTGGCGCAGGCCAGGGCGTTGGATGATCTGAACGCGAAGTACGCCAGGATCACCGGCACTGCCGACGCGCTGCTGGCGAAAAAACAGGCTGAGACCGATGCATCGGCCAAGCTGGTTGCGCAATACGCCGCTGAGCGCGCCTCGTTCGACAGCATCTATGCGGCATCGAAGCAATACGAGGAGCAGTTCAACAAACTGACCGCGGCGCTGGAGGCGGGCCGCATCAACCAGGCGCAGTTCGACGTCTATCTCGACAAAGCCAACGCGACGATGGCAACCGCCTCGCGCACGGCACAGGCCTACAGCCAGTCGCACGGGCAGGCCGCATTCGCGACAAGGCAGCTCGGCGTGCAGACCGTGCAATTTTTCTCCTCGCTCGAGTCCGGCATCCCGTTCATGACGGCCCTCGTCGAGCAGGGTCACCAGCTCGTCGACGTGGCCCTGGCGACCGGCACCGGCTTCGAAGTGATCACGAACGCGATGAAGACGGCGTTCGGCGCAATCGCCTCGCCGCTCGGCGCAGCGATCACCAGCGTCACCATTCTCACAGCCGGCCTCGTGGCCATGGCGTTCGCCACCGAGGGCGGCCAGAAGAATTTGCTGAGCCTGCAGCAGACGCTGCGCGCGACCAGGGACGATTACGCCAGCTTGGCGGGCGAAGTGAACGCCGCTGCGAAGAACGTCGCGGCCAGCAGCACAATCTCCAGGCCGGATGCGCGTGCGGCAGGGGCAACGATCGCCGGGACATTCAACTTCGAAGGCACACAGAAGGACATCGAGAGCCTCATCAAACTGTCGGGCGATCTGGCGGTTGTCTGGGGCACAACGGTTCCGGATGCCGCGAAGTTCCTGTCGAAGGCGATGGAAGATCCGGCCAAGGCCGCGCAGGAGCTCGCCGAAAAACACTTCCCCGGAATGAACGCCGCACTCGTGCGCAACATCGAGCGCATGCAGGACTCCGGCCACGCCGCCGACGCCTACGCGCAAGTGCTCCGCGTGCTCGAGGGCGTGAACGGCGCTGCGGTTGATTCGATGACGCCGCTGCAAGCGGCATTGCATCGACTGGGCGAAGAGTTCTCCAGCACGAAGAATGCTGCCGACAGCGCCGTTGCGCCGGTGCAGGGCGGTCTTTCGCGGATCGCCACCAACACGCTGAACGCGGTGAGCAACGCGATCGACGCGCTGAAGGGGCCCGACCGCCCGGTCAATTCCATGCCGATGACGCCGTTTCAGATGTACGGCGGTACCCAGGCACAGGTGCAAGGTCCGGACTTCGGGCCCGACAGCTTCGGCGCGGGAGGCGGTGGCGCCGACCCAGGCAACCGCAACCTGCTGGCACAACAAGCTGCAGAGGCAGCGAAGGCCGTCGACGACTTCAATCGGGTGATGCAGAGGGCGAATGCCACGGTCAAAGACTCGCCGTTTGGCAAGCTCCAGGATGCCACCGACACCGCCAAGGCGCTCAGCGATGCGCTGGCGACGCTTGGTGATCGCACCGACGACAATGCCGCCAAGTTCGACACCCTGACGACGGCGCTCCAGATCACCCAGAAGTCCCTCGAGGAGGCGGAGAAGGCCGTCGCCCTGTATGGCGAAACGGCGACCGACAAGGCGGTCAAAGCAACCGAGGCGCAGGCGCAGGGGCAGCGGGACATCGCCGCCGCTTATGCTGACGGCACTGATGCCGTCATCCAGGCCACGGCGTATGCGAAGGCCTACGAGGCCGCGCTGTCCGAAGGCCTGATCCCCGGCACTGACAAGTTCACCGACGCCGTCATCCGGCTGACGGTGGCGAACGTCGACAATGCGCGCGCGGTCGGCGCGGTCAAGGCGGCTGAGGACTCGCGCAACATCGATGACCAGATCGAGCTCATCAAAGCCGAGACCGAGGCGATCCTCAACAACACCGCTGCGAACCGGGCGAACGTCCAGAGCATCAAAGACAAGCAGGCGGTCGATAAGCTGGGTGAAGCGGGTGCGTCACCCGACCTGCAAGCTCATGCACTGGCACAGAGGATCTCGCTCGATGCGGCCACTGCTGACAAGCAGTTGGCCACCTCGGCGGCGTCATTGGCCGATAAATACAAGCCCGCGGAGGTTGCGCAGCTCAACGAGAAGATCGGCGAATTCGCTGCCAAGCTGCGCGAGCTGGGGCCGCGCACTGAGGAAAACGCTGCGACCGTCGACAAGTATTCGAATGCGATCAAAGGCGCCGAGGCCGAGATCACCCGGCTGAACAAGACGCACGAGGTGCATCGCGCCGAGCTCGACAAGCAGCAGGACAAGGTGCTCGCGCAGATCGATGCGACGGACAAGCTGACCAAGGCCTACGGCGAGGGCGGCGAGGCCGTGACGTTGGTCACCGCGCAGCTGCAGGCGCAGGAGAAGGCGATCTCCGACAACCTCAAGCCGGGCACTGATAAATACAGAGCGGCAGTCGCGCTCCTGACAGATGAGTTCCTGCGCCTGGGCCAGTCGCAGGCAAATTTGAAGGCTGTGCAGGAAAGTAACGACATCAACCAGCAGATCAAGCTGGTGCAGGCTGAGACCGGCGCGCTGCTCGAAAACGGCGATGCGCGCACGCTGATGCTGCAGCACATGAAGGACGAGTACGACGTCCGCAAGAACAACCTCGGGCTATCGAAGCCGGCACAGGACGCACTGATCGCACAGAAGGATGCACTGGCTCAGCTCACGCTGGAGATGAACAACCAGAAGCAGACGGTCAGCTACCTGTCGCAGCAGTTCAGCAGCGCGTTCGATGCCATCGGCACTGCCATTACACAAACGTTCGTGCAAGGCGGAGGCGCCGCCGTCAAATGGGGCAACGTGATGCAGGGCGTGTTGACGCAAGTCCTGCAGGCCTTCGGCCACCTTGCGATCCTCAACCCACTGATGAATGCACTGACGGGCGGCACCGCACCGACACTCAGCTCGGTGTTCTCTCTGCTCAGCGGCGGCGGCACCAGCAGCGGTGCTGGCGGCGCGTTGTCGCTGGTGAGCGCAGGTGGCGGCCTGTTGCGTCTGGTCAGCAGCGGCGGCGGCGGTGAGGCCGCCTCTGGCGTCCCGGGCTTCGGCGGCGGTCTGAATCTCATCGGCACCCAGGCGACGGGCGTTGGAAGCATCCTGGCCGGCGGCGGCGCGTTTGGCGCGCTGGGGTCGCTCTATGCATCCGGTGTGGGCCAGGGAAGGACGACCGGCAGCGCGGCTGGTGGCACCGACCTGCTCAGTATCGGCAGCGGCTTGCTCTCAATCGGCAAGGCGTTCTTCCCCGGCACGTTTGGCACCGGCACCGGCAGCCTGTTCGGCAATATCGGGCAGTCGCTCGGGTTGACCGGCCAGGGCGGTGCGCTGACCGGCATCACCAGCTTCCTCAACACGCCGATCTACTCCGCGGCGGGCGGCTTCTTCCCGACGTTCGCAAGCTCAGGCGTTTCGGCGGGCGAGGCGTCGTTCCTGAGCAGTGCTGGGATCTCGGCACCGACCGCTGGTGTAGCCGGTGCCAGTGCCGCGACGATTGGCAGTGTCATCGGCGGCGTCGGGGCTGGTTATGGCGTCGGCTCGATCATCGGCAGCTACGAACAAAGAGCGCTCAACAAAACCGGCCCAGCGCCGCAGATCGGTGCTGCCCTCGGGGCGGGCATTGGCGTCGCCTCGGTGGCGCTGGCTCCTGAGACCTTCGGCGTCTCATTGCTCGTCGGTGGCTTGATCGGTGGCGCTCTTGGCGGCGCTGCCGGCGGGCTGATCGGGCCCAGGCCGCCGAGCGCATTCTCAAGCACGATGATCACCGTCGGGGACGACGGCCTGCTGAGGGTCGGCGGCACAGCATCCCAGCGGGTCGACGCATCCAGCGAGCGCGCCGGTGCCATCAGTGACGCGGCTGCGATCAACCAGATGCTGCAAGGGCGTGGTCTGAGGATCACCAGCCTCGAGGGCGCGAACACTGGCGCGCCGTATCTACAAATCGGCCAGAACACCCCGGGGGGATTTCAGGATCCAAGCAAGTATAGCTCGTTCGCCGCGGCCTTCCCGAGCCTGCGCTTCTCGTCACCCGACGCGCTCACCAATCAGTTCATCCAGGGGCGCTTGTTCGCCTCGCCCGACGAGCTGCAGGGCGTCACCACATCGCTGGCGGATTTCGAGAACGCCCTCAAAGGCACCAAGGCCGAGTCCGATACCATGGGCATCGCGCTGCGTGCCCTGGCCGGTGTCACGAACACCGGCGTGCAGCCGGCGTTGCAAAAGGCGGCGACGTTCATCACGGCAACCTTCCCCGCGCTGACGGCAGGCGCGCCTGGCTCGTTGGCGACCGCGCAGAGCCAAGTCCATTTCCAATATCAGGATGCACTGAACACCGCGCAGCAGCTCGGCTTCGGCTACGACGAGCTCGCGGCGGCACAGCAGAAGGCCTTCGACAAAAACAACAAGGCGGCGCAGGACGCGCTCGATGCATCGGCAGCGAGTGTGCAGAGCCGTTTCCTCACCGCGCAAGGCACGGTTTCCGGCAGCCCACAGGATGCGATGAACGCCCAGCTGTTCGCGTTCGACGCCAATGCCAAGCAAGCACGGCAGCAGCTGTCCGACACGCTCACCGGCATCTTCGGCGATGCATATACGACGTCGGCGGACTACGCGCAGCGGATGGCGGACAACGACAAGGCCACCGCCGAGGAAAGGCTGGCGATCCAGGTCCAGTTCAACAAGCAGCAGCTGCAGATCCAACAGGCGAGCGATCAACAGCTCGCGGCACTGCAGGTCCGCTTTGCGACCAGTGTCGCTGCATTGAGCGGCGATCCACGGCAGATCCAAGCCGCCCAGGTGAACGCGTTGGGCGTCACGCAGGCGCAGGAGCGAGCCCAGTACATTCAAAGCGAGCAGCAAACCTACGGCGATCTGTTCGGCACCGCGGATCCGAACAACCTCGACAAGTGGATCGCGCTGCTCTCCTCGCAGAACAACGAGATGCAGCTGCTGCAGCAGCAAATCGCCAGGACGAACCTGCAGAATCAGATCGCCAGCGATCAGCAGAACCAGGGCTTCAGCGTGCGCTCCGCCAATGCCCAGGCAGCGCTCAACCCCGCCGTCGCCCCGCAGGCGGCGCGGTATGCGTTCGACGTGCAGGCGCAGCAGGAACAGCAGGCCCTGTACCTCAGCCTCACCGCGACCTATGGCAACGCCTATGCACAGACGCAGGAATACGCGGACAAGCTGCTGGCCCTGCAGAAGGTGCAAGGCGAGGAACGGTTGGTGCTCGAGCAGACGTTGCACGACCGCCAGATGCAGCAGGACATCGCCAATCAGCAGCAGGATGCGAACCTGCGAACGCGCGTGCAAAATGCGCGGGCGCAACTCAGCGGCGCCCCAACGACGATGGCGACTGCTGAGATAGACGCTTTGCGTGCGCAACAGCTCACCGAACGGCAGAGCTTCCAGGTCGGCCTGCTCTCGACCTTTGGCGATGCCTATGCGTCCACGAAGGAATACTACGACAAGCTCGCGGCATTGAACGATGCGCAGGTTGCGGAGATGCAGCTGCTGCAGGCGCAGATCGATCGCGCCAGCCTCGAGCGCAACATCGCCAGCCAGCAGCAGGACCAGAGCTTCGCAACCCGCTACACCAATGCGGCCGCCCAGGTCAGCGGCAGCGTGTCCGATCAGAATGCGGCGGTGCTTGCGGCGTTCGATGCGCAGGCCCAGGCCGAGATTCAAAACCTGTACCTCAGCCTCACCGCGACCTATGGCGTGGCATACGCGCTGACGCAGGACTACGCGAACAAGCTGACGGCACTGCAAAAGGCCCAAGGCGAGGAGCGTCTCGCACTGCAGAAGCAGCAGGACGATGCCCTGAAAAGCCAAGCCGTGGGCACGATCTCTTCGCTCAATCAGTACGCCATCAGCCTGCAGACGGGCGACAAGTCGCCGCTGTCGCCCAAGGCGCAACTCGACTTGGCGCAACGCCAGTTCGAGACCCAGGCGCAGCTGGCATCACATGGGAATTACGCGGCCGTGCAAACCCTGCAGCAATACAGCGAGGCCTATCTCGCTGCAGCGCACACCGTGTTCGGATCCGGCATGGATTATGTGCAGGCCTTCAGCAAGGTGATCAGCACCCTGGCGACAGTCGCGTCGCAATCGCCTGACGCGCTGACCGCATCGATCCTGCAGACCGAGACGCGCACGCAAACCGCGATCCTGGTCGAGCAGCTGCAGGAGCTGCAGGACGAGGTGAAGCAGCTGCGCCTGCAGCTGGTGCAGGGCCAGACCGCGCCGGCGCGTGTCGGATGACGGCCTACTTCTTCGCCATCGAGCAGGCGATCCGCCAGCCGAGTCCTGGCGGCATCAAGTTCGATCTCGGCCATGCCACGCGGCCGCACGGCGCGCTGTCGATGCTGGAGACTGTCTACACCGACAGCCAGATCCTGGCGTCCGACTCAGGCTACTGCACGCAGCCCTCCGATCCGGCGGGCCCAACGCCCTATCCGCCGCGCGTGCAGGAAGCCTTCGCGATCGATGCGATGGTGAACCTCGATCCCACAGCGAGCGCGGTCGGCGCGTCGTGGGGTGCGATCAGGCTCGCCAACAACGACGGCAAATACGATCCGATCATCACCGGCGGCTGGATCGCCGATGGCCAGTCAACGCACATCCTCTACGGCACGAAGGAGCTGGAGAATTTCGACGGGTTCAGGACCGCGCGCAGCGCTGCGGCCACACGGCTCGATCGGACCAACACGCTGGCGCTGGCAGCACCCGGCGCGTTGCGCCAGGACTTTACCGGGGCACTGACGCTCGATCAGAACGCGACGAATTCGCTACGCAATTCGAGCGCAAACGGTGCAGTTCCGGGTACGATCGGTGCGGGTGGCGTCATGCCCGCGGGGTGGCAGACGACCGCTGTCGGCCTGACCATCGAGCTGTCCACCTATCGGACCGCGCTCGCCGGCGGCACCGCGACGGTGCTGCGCCTGCGCTATCACGGCACCACCAGCGCCACCTCGGGCACCCTGATCTACAGCAACGCCGGCGGGCTCTCCGGTCTCCCGGTCAATCAGCCTGTCGCGCAGTCGGTCTCCATCGCGCGCGCCGCCGGGAGCTTCAGCGGGGTCACACAGATAACGCACTATCTGGTGACCGCTGACGCCACAGGTACGGGCGTCGCATCGCCACAGCCCAATTTCCTGCCGTCGATCACCACCAACCTGACGCGGGTGTCGCGCACCCTCAACCTGCCTGCGACCGGTGTCGCGCCATTCTACACCGCGGCCGCAGGCATGGCGTTCTACTGGGCGAGCGGTGCCGCGATCGATTTCACCATCGACGTTGTTGCACCCCAGGTCGAACTGGGGACGGTGGCGACGCCGTTCATCGCGTCCTCGGCCGGCGAAGTGACGCA